ATGAAATCGGTTTGTGTTTATTTGTTTCCCTTGTTGGTTTTAACTTGTTATTCGCAAGAGAGAAGTAATGTTGGAGAATATAATATATTGGATTATGGAGTAAAGAAGGATTCTTCGTTCCTTAGTAGTGAAGCTATTAATCAGGCAATAACAGATTGCTCTGCTAATGGAGGTGGACGTGTGGTGATTCCTGCTGGGAAATATAAATCGGGCACTATTTTAATGAAAGATTATGTTGAGTTGTATTTTGAACAGGGCTCTTATTTATATGCCAGTATAGATCCGAAACATATTTGTCGTCAGCCTCAACCGGAGTATCGTTCAGAAAAAGAATAAGGTGGGTGTATGTTTCGATTTTGATACAGATAAAAAAGATGCATTGATGAAAGATGTTAAACAATATAGTATTGATAAAAATATAGATATAGAAGAATGATATATAGTTTATGTATTAAATTGTAATAAGACGATTAGATTTTGAAAATGATGAAGAAGATATTGCTTTTTGGGGTAAGTATTCTATTCTGTATGGTAGAATTTTATTCATTCTCACAAGATAACGCTCAAAATTGGGCTAATTTTAAGCATTATGCAGAGCAAAATAAGCTTTTGAAAGTAACTGTTATTGTTCCTAAACGAGTGGTATTTATAGGAAATTCTATAACGGAAGGCTGGGTGAATCAACATCCTGACTTTTTTAAACAGAATGGATATGTGGGTCGAGGCATAGGAGGACAAACATCTTATCAAATGTTGTTACGTTTCCGTGAAGATGTAATAAATCTTTTACCGGAAGTTGTCGTTATTAATGCTGCAACTAATGATATTGCCGAGAATGCAGGGGCCTACAACGAAGACTATTCTTTTGGGAATATTATTTCTATGGTAGAATTGGCTCGAGCTAATGGGATAAAAGTAATTCTTACTACGACTTTACCTAGTTCGAGTTTTAGCTGGAATCCGTCTATCAAAGATGCCACTCAAAAAATAACAGCGTTAAATAAGCGCTTGGCTACATATGCGAAAGATAGGCAGATACCTTTTGTAGATTATTATTCTAATATGGTTTGTATTTCCAATGGAGATCAGTTATCTAAATACACGAATGATGGAGTGCATCCTAATTCACAAGGATATGATGTGATGGAATCTTTAATAAAACCAGTCATAGATAAAGTTTTAGATTAAATTCTGATTTGATAAGAATAACGAAAAATTAGTAAATGAGGGTTACCATTTATATATATTAGGCCTCAAAGACCGTATGTTATAGCATAAGTACTTGATTAATAGTTGTAAAAAAGGGATTAGTATTTTGCTAATCCCTTTTTTTTGTTGTCCGGGAAGGATTAACCGATAAATTGTAAATTCCTGTTATTTAAATGTTTATACATTTATTTATTTACATTGTATCACAGTTGTATATACTTTTGCTGTGTTACGTAATGCTAATATTATGTAGAAAATAACACAATGCAAATAACAAGATTAGTGATGTCAGACTTGTTTTCATATCAATAAATATCGTGTTTTTCTAAAATATAGTGTGGCGTGCCAGTAAGTTTATCATACACAATAAATCCATATTCCGATTCCACCGTGCTAGTATATACATGATCAATAAATATGAACCTATTACTTTGTATACAAAGCCCTATTGCAACGCTAAGAAATAAAGAAATAGCAAATACAATGTTTGCTCTTTTTTTATCCATGTATTTTTTTACAAATAAGAAAGTAATACAGGTTATTATTATTAATATGAGGACGGGGAATGCCCAAGATAAAATAAATGCCTCCATAATATATTTATTTGATTGAAAAATAATATAAAGTAATAAGTATAATAATAAGTAACAGTATAAGTGTAAAATCTTTATGTTTCACTATCAAACCAAGAGCATTATTGAAACTAATAGCTTCTTTGTCACACCTTTTATCGTCTGCCTTTTTCTCGTTATCCAATTCTCCAACCTCTTTATTGTAGGAGCAAGAATTTTCATTAATTATGTTCTCTTTCGATTTTCCTTCCGACATAAATGTATCGTCCTCTTCGAAATCCTCATTCTCGTCTTTCAAAGAAACTGGCATCTCCTTTATTCCCAAAGAGACAAAGCCATTTACCCCGTCCTTTTTCAAAAGCATCATCAATGACATTCCTACTATGTACAAGATGCCCAAGAATGTGCATTTAACTGCATCTCCGCCAATAATGGCAACTAATATCATATACACAATATTAGTTGCTATAAAAACATAATAGCCCCATTTATTTAACCGAAGAATTAGTATGAAACATAGGACAAAAACAACAGCTACTCCAATGTCGCATACAAGTAGTCCAGTATAATTTTCAGGCAAATTATATAAAGTTTTATCAATTTGATATTTCATAGCTGCCGTTATTATTCCCATCACATTTCTTACTATGGCGCATATCAAAATAATCACGGTCGCTAAATTCAATCTTCCCATGTCATCTCTTTATTTTGCATTCAACCCAAATCCATAAAAAATAGATTTTATATCACTCTCGTCCAAGTAATAATATGCTTCTTCCATTATTTGAGCAACTACCCCAAACAATATTTCTCCCTTTAAAAAATTATAGCTTATTTCATAATAAGATTCGTTATGAATATCATCAGATAATGAGCATTTGATAACAATTTTTATTGCGTCTCTTCCTGAAAAGTTACTACATACAATATATTTAATTTCCGATTTCGACCCCAAAAAAGCGTCTCTCTTTCTTAACATCGTTCCATACTCTTGTTTGAGCTCTTCTATAAAGTCACACGCATCATGTTCTCCACTATCTACACCCAAATTTCTTGTAGATACAAAGACTGTTATCCCCACATCCGATGTCGCTTTGAAAACCGTATTTTCATTATTAGTCGGGATTTTAATCCAATCAACCCCTCTTATCAAATTCCAATGAAACCCCACATCGTGATTCACATAGGTAGAGGTCTCTTTGTCCCACTTCTCTTTTCCCAATATCATATTGAATGAGGAACAGAGTAAGACACTTAATAGAATTATATTTCTCATCATATATTAGTTAAGTATTTAATTATTTTTATTTCCCTTGTATCTATGGGCTCTTCTAAATCCCTTTTCTTCTGCTTCTTTTACTGTCCACGCATAAAATTCTCCTTCATTACTTATTTTTGTAGTATAATATTGTTGGTCAAATGGGAGATGATATATTTTATTGCCACTGTTTATATTACATTTTATCATTGGATATTTACCCATAGGGATTATTGAAACATATACGTTTAATCTTTCTGCAAATTTCATTGCTGTGTCAGAAAGTTTTGTAGTTGTATATAATACTGGAATAACTCTCGTAAATCGCTTATCTTTTTGTGTTATTTCATATTCCATAGCTGTACCAAATAATTGACATACAACATTCTCATGAATTTCTTTGTTTGCAGACCAGTTTTTGCATTGTATGATATAGATTTCTTCCTCTCCATTTTCGTTTGTATAATACCCTATAATGTCACGACCTAGATCATTTAATCCTTTCCTGCCAAAATGGTCTGTTATCACGCCTTCTTTCCTTAAAAGGTAATCTATATACATTTCGTATTGAACTCCAATAGTCCAATTTGATTTATTTTTCTTTTCCCATCTGTCTAATGCCAATTGATTCCGGCTGATTTCATCTAATTTGGAATACTCATCTTTATCTAAAAAGTCAATAACTCTATCTCGATATTCTTTAAATTCTTCATATTCATTGTAAAATTCTAAACTTTTTAACGCTTCATAATCATCTATATATTGTTTTAATTCTGGAAATGTGTTTAATAAAAACTGATATTTGTAAGACATTTCTTTATATTGAACCAAATACTCTCTACTCTTTGATTTCAATTCTTTTTTTATCTCATCGGCCGATTTATATGCTGGATGCGACTTGTTTTGTAAATAATTTGCTGCTTCGTCAAAAACAGATAATTGTACGTCAGAATATAGTTCTGCCACACAGTAAAATGGATATTTGCTTGATAATATATTATTTAATGTATCACATTTATTTTGATATTGTTTTATTACATGGTTCAAATGTTCTTCCTTTAACTCCCATTCAAAAGTTTTCTCTTTAATCTTCATATTTAGATTAGTAAGTTTTTTTTCCACTTTTGGGTAATTAATGCAAGCGCCAATAATGTAAATTAAAAGAATTATTCCTAATATAAATAGTATAAATTCTCCTAATCCATTGTTTTGAGTACTTAGGAAGCTCATTGTGTTTATCATTGTTCAAATAATAAAATATATATTTTGATGGCTCTCACTAAGTATTTTCTTAATTAATTCTTTCATGACTTTACTATTATATTAGTTTTTCTTATATTAAGAAATTATTTAGTATATTGCGATTGTTAACCATCTAATCTTGTTTATCTAATGAGCCCCTCAAAATACATATTAAATCATCTTTGGATTTTATTGTTGTTTCAAGAGACTTTATTGTAGCCTCATGTCCACTAACGATTCTTTCGAGGTATTGTATCCTTTGATTAAGCATGTCTATTTCGTTCAGGTTATTTTGGACGCCTGAACTAGTATTCTCTATTGTGACTGTTCCGTCAGGGTCAATAATTTTTTGAGTACCTTTTTCCGGCAATGATATAGAGATGTTATTATTAACATCTCCTTGACGTATATTACCTTTATTTCCGCCAGATATATTCAGGTTATCCCTCGTCGATATAGTCGAAGGCCTTAACATCTCGCCTTCGCCTGTTAAAAGCCATTCGAGAGAAATGAATGGGAAAGCATTTAATATGTTTGCAAACATTTTGTTTGGTATTGTTATCTTATTATTCATAATTTGTGAAACAGTAGACTTATCGGATTTAACACGTTCTGTAAAATCTTGCTGATTTCGTATGTATCTATTCTCTTTCAAATAAGATACAAGATATATAAATCTTTCATTGTCAATGTTATTCATATTATAAACTTTATTTAACTTTTTATTTACAAACAAAATGTTTGTATTTTACAAACAAATATATATCTTTGCCTCTGTAATCATTGAAACGAACATATTTCAAGATTGAAACAAAAAACATAATGTGCAAATATAAACGATTAAATGTAAAAAAGCAATGAGAAAAGTAAAATACATCAGTATCCCATCAAAGATTATTAAGGAGATAGCCGCCGAGGTAGGTTGTACAGACCGCACTGTCTACGGGGCGATAAACTTTCGCACGGACGGAGAGCAGCCAGAACGAATAAGGGAGCTTGCTCTCAAAAAGGGCGGAATCGTCTCACACAAGATGGTAGGATAAACCAGCCGAGAGAAAAACGAAAAAGATAAAAGCATGAATCGGACTGACGCAAAAATGATAGCCGAGGAGTTGTATAAACTCGTAAGAAAGGAACTGAGAACGGTAGCGGAGAATCTTGTTATCGAGGATACAGACGAGTTTCTCACTGTCGATGAAGCTGCCGACTTCATGAGATTATCGAAATCTACTCTATACAAGAAACGTAAAGTAATACCATGTGTAAAAATAAATGGATCATTGCGATACTCTAAAAATGCTCTTATTAAGTACATGAATAAAGTTTAACGAAAATAGGGGAGTAGCTCAACGGTAGAGCAACCGAATAAAAGAACCAGTATGTTGGGTATCGGTTCTTCGGAGCGAGCAAGGGTTCGATTCCCGCCTCCCCACAAAAAAGCTCATTGACATGTTGGCGTACGTGAAGAACACCGAGAGTCGCAATAGCGGGAACGCCGAGACTTGCGACGGGTCGGGGTGAAGTAACGAAGTCGTGACGTGTAAGTAATATCCGGTAATTCGGCAACCGGGCACGCTTCACCAAGTTCAATGAATAGAAACGAACAAAAAATGGAGAGAGAAAGGGATTGCCTTTCTAGGCAAGAATAGTTCAGACAGCTTTCCATTACCCTATATTTCCCCTGCCCGTCGGATTCGGGTTGAAAAAACAGTCATCTGTTGCAGGGGAACGAAATTAAATAAACCTGTGAACATGAACACAACTTGTATTATCCCACGGTCAACAATCGAGAAACGATACGACAAGGCAAGGGAAGATTTCAACGACCAATACGACAACTCCCCTTACAAATTGAAATGTAAGGAATTTTATCTAGGAGGCGGGGTAGAAAACTACGAGGTCGCCAGCCAGATACTATCGATGAACGGGGAAGAAATAGCCAAATCCTACCTCGAAGATTGTGACCCGAAAGACTGGCAGAGCATTCGTCGATACCGGGAAGACCTCATGTGCGATGCCACGGACATCTACAAAACCGCTATCGCTATGGTAAAAGCCGATATTCAGAAACTAAAAACCATACAGGACGAGGTAGAAAGTTTTCTTGACGACCATATAGGAGAAAACATGGACGGTCACTATCTCGACGGAGATATAAACTATGAAATAGATTTGATCGACAAAAACGCCGACGTCCGCATTCATTACGACGCATACAATCACAAGGAGTGGGACAACGGCGACTATTTAACGCCACGTTCCGACAGTGGCTACATCGATACGGAATACACGGTAACCGTATTCGACGAATGCGGAAATGAAGAATTTGAGTTTAACGGTAATTTCCAAATATAACAGTCATGATATTCTACAAGTTATTTACCCTGCTCGCCATACTGCTTGTGCTTTCCTCGATATTCGGGGTAGTCGCTTCGCTCATCAACGCCAACCTTTGGCAACTGGTGATAAGCATATCCCTGTTCGCACTGTCGTCGATGGCTCTTGCAGGGCAACAACAAACCGATAAGAAATAAACTATAGTTCCATATAAATCAAGCATATTCACCGCCCGTCCGGGAGGATATGCGGTGTATAAAAGAAACATAACCCTTTAAACAAAAAAATATGTCAGAGTACGAAGTATTACAGGTTCAAGCACAGCCACAAGTCATGCAAATAGACGCCCTCGAACGGGCAAATGTGGATTCGCAAGTAGCCACGGCCAAGCAATATCCGAGAGACATTAGGCGGAGTATAGATAACTCCATCGTCATGGCGACAATGGACAAGGAGACGGCTCAATCCTGCGGTTATGCCCTTCCACGGGGAAATAAACCCATTACCGGCCCTTCTGTCCATCTTGCCAAGATAATCGTATCGAATTGGGGGAACATGCGTACAGAGGCCAAAGTCGTACAAATTACCGATCGTCAAATTATAAGCCGGGGTACGGCGTGGGATTTGGAAACGAATGTGGCAAGCGCATTCGAGGTTCGACGGTCCATAATCGACAAGTATGGCAAACGGTATTCCGACGACATGATAACCGTAACCGGCAATGCGGCCAACGCAATAGCCTACCGCAATGCTGTTTTTTCGGTCATACCCAAGAGCATAACGGATAAAGTCTATCGGTCAGCGCAGAATTTTATAACAGGCGACCTGTCAAACGAAGACAAACTCAAAAAAGCAAAAGCAGAATGGATTGAATTCTTCAAGAACGAGTACAACATCACCGAGGAGGAGATTATAAAATTGTGCGGCAAGCAGACTATCACCCAGATACGAAGCAATGAGATTGCCCTTCTTTCCGGTATTCATCAATCCCTCAAAGATGGAGATACGACGGTAGATGAGATTATGAAGCCATACCGAGGCACGAAAAGCAGCAAATTCAAAGATATAGCCGGAGAAGCAGCCGGTGTCAAAGAGGGAATCAATCAGGAAGGAACTAAACAGACACTGTTCGACGATGGAAGCGCAAAGGACTCTTGAATGGTATAGGAAGCGACTAGGCTGTTTCACGGGAAGCCGCATAGGCGACCTGATGAAAACGAACCGGAGCGGAAACGGGGTCGGAGAATGCGCCATGAACTATATTTACCAAGTAGCGGGAGAGCGCATGCTCAACCCGGCTATGATAAACGACGATGGTTTTTTCTCCGACTATATCACCCAGACCGACATATCGACCAAGCAAATGCGATGGGGAACGGAGAACGAGCCCGATGCCCGGCGAATATACGAACTTAAAACAGGTCGCCGTGTCGTCGAGGTAGGACTATGCAAACACCCCACCATCGCCCATTTCGCAGCCAGCCCCGACGGATATTATTACGATGAGAACAAGCGGGAGAAAGGCGTGATTGAGATAAAAAGTGTGGGAACGGCCACATACGCCAAATACTTCCACAAGATAAAGGACAACGATACCCTCCTGTCCACGGAGCCTAAGTACTATTACCAAATCATGTCCGAACTCATGTGCGTTGAAGCCGATTGGTGCGATTTCATCGTATATAACCCGTTCGAGAAGCCCTCCATGTTTATCAGAAGGATATATCCAGATGATAACACCTTCAAGAAGATAGCCGAAAGGATATGCGAAGCCGATGAATTAGTCAATGAAATAATCAATTCATGAAAGACTATGAAATACAGTCAATCGTCAGCCTGCTGGAAAGATCGGCAAAAGCGTTGGAAAAGTCCGACGACTACCGGCATAAAGAGCTGGCAAGATTGATGAGAAATAAAGTCAGACAATTAAATAAGAAATACAATGGACAAAAATGAGATCTTAAATAGCGATTGGGAAGTTCGTGCAAAAGTGGCAAAAAACCCCAGTACTTCCGCCGATGTGCTCACGGAGCTGGCAAAGGATAGCGATTGGGAAGTTCGTGCAAAAGTGGCGGAAAACCCAAACACTCCCGCCGAT